AACACAAGAAACCCACCGGCAGGCTTGGCCACGGCATTGCGATCGCGCGCCAGTCGGGTGAGAAAATTCAGATCCGATTCATCGGTCTGGTCGACGTGCTGGATCAGCTCTTCAGTAAAGTCGGAATGAACGCGGCCTTTGTATCCGTGTTCAGCAGCAATCGCCTGTACGATTGCGCCCAGCGTCTGCTGGTGCCACGAACGTGTTTTATGGCTCTTTAAAGTAGCTTTAAATCCCTTGAGCGTTTCTGAGTTGCCCAGATGCGCTGCTGTGGCCCGTAGGATGATCCGGTCCGGGCGAATTCCATAGTCGCCGTCATAAATAAACAGCCCTTTATAGACCGTTCCGGTTTCCCAATAGCCCAGGTGGAATTTCAGCTCGGTACCGCTCGGCGGAATCTGCAGCGTGCCGTCCCGATCGCGCAGCTGAATTTCCAGCGTATCGGACTTCATGCCCTCATTATCGGTGAGCGTTCCGGAAATCAAATGCTCGCGGATCCGATCCGATACATCCTGCTCATTCGCTATGATTTTAAACGCCGGTGTCATCGCTTCAGGTAATCCCATGCCTTTTTACGTTTGATGTGGATGAGCGCGGCATCAAATCCGCGATACAGTTCAATCGTGTGCCACGCTCCGGGAATCAGTTTAAAAAACCGACGCGGGCCGCGCTTCTGAACATTCCAGGAACCGGAAACTCCAACCACCCGGTACTGGCCGTAATTATGAACTTCTAATCCCACAGTTTTACCCCTTCTTCTTTTTCAATGAGCTGGTCTTCCGGTGCCGTTAAATCCGGCAATATAAATTCGGTTCCTTTCGGCAGTACTGCGCCCAACGCAGCCAGACCCGGATTCGATGCAAGCACCGTTTCCACCACACCGGCCGTATGGCCGTAATGCCGGAAGCAGACCAGGTCGACCGTGTCGCCTTCTTTGGATGTGTAGATCACATCAGCCATCGTTAATTATCCCAGTACCGTAAAAGTTTGATGGTGAACTGCTGTTTGCGCGCAACGCCGTCCGCGAAGAATCCGGATTTCTTTTCAGAGATAGAAAGGATGCACCACTTTCCGCTCACATAGCCGTACTGATCGACCAGCAGCTGCGGTTTCTCACTGCCTCCTAATTCGCGGAGAGCCTCAATCTGACCGGTGCCGGCCCGTTCGGTGTAGATCGTTCCTTCGAGAGTAATACTGTCCGATTCAACACCCGTGTACTGGATCGACGGCGTGTTTCCAATCCTTGGAATAACCGGCCACCGCCACGAGGTTTCCCGTGTGAAATTTTCATACGCAGCGGTATCGATCGAAAAAGCGAAGGAACCTAATGCCAGCATGACTTCTTTAGCCATCGTGCAGCGCCTCCCGTTGTTCAGCCATCAGTTGGCGGTTCCGTTCCTCCAGAATACGATCGAGTTCGGCCGCCATGTCCTGGCTGTTTTGTCCCGGCTGCTGGTGCAGGTTTACAGTTGTCCGCGCATCGGTCTGAATGGATCTGGAATTAGCCGCCGCTACCTGGCTGGCGGAGAGAGGGAGATCCGGAAGCGCAGGTAGCGGGGCTGTTGTTGCAGCAACAGTCGTGGCAGTCGCTGCTATTGTGTTTTTCGATCCGCGTTTAAAGAAGGCTCCAACGACTTTTATTTTATCCCAGGCTTGGCCGATAAACTTCAAGGCCGGGCCCCACGATTTAATCAGCAGCCCCAGCGGAGTCCACCCGAACATCTTTTTAATAAAGTCCCAGACCACCGAACCGACTTTCTTAATGCCCATCCAGACGGTGTCCCAATTCTTCCATATCCAGGTAATGGCTGCGCCCAGGGCGACAATGCCGGCAATGACCCAGGTTACTGGAGATGCCAGCATGGCAGCGTTCAATGCCCACTGCGCAGCCACCCAGACCATCTGGCCGGCAGCCACACCGATAATGGCCGTGGTAATACCGCCGATAATCCATCCAAGGGGAGGAAACTTTTCAATGGCCCAGGCAACGCCGCCAAACAGCAGCGTGAGCGGCTTCAGGACGGCATTGACTGCAGGGAGCATGGTTCCGGCCAGCACGTTGCCGATCATCTGCAGATTCTGGCCGAACATTTTGGACTGGCCGTTCGTCGATTTCAGGAAGCGTTCATATTCCTCATTCACCAAACCGGATCCGGATGCCTCTGCCACTTCGCCATAGGCAGCCTTCAGTTCATCGAGCTGTCCCAGCAGTGGAATTACGGCGCGTTTACCTTCATCGGCAAACAGTTCCTGCAGCAGGTCGCTGCGCTCATCGATATCAAGACCGTCAAGCGATTTCTCCAGGCTTGCAAGCGTGGCAATCAGATCGAGCGATCCGTCTGCAGAACGAGAAAGATCAAATCCCAGCTCTTCGCCGGCTTTGCCCATATTCTTCATCATGGCCGTGAATGCGGTGCCGGCCATCGATCCCTGTAGGCCGGCTGTGTTGAGCTGGCCGATTACCGCAGCACCCTGTTCAAACTGAACCTTGGAACCGGCCATGGTTGCCGATGCATACTTCAAGGATTCACCGAGCTGGCCGAAATCGCGGATCTGGAACTTAAACTGCGTCTTGGTTAAAACGTCGCCGATACGGGTCATTTTCTCATCGAGAGACCCATCCATATCTTTGCCTAGGTTATTCAGTGTGGTGGCAAAAATTTCACCCACCTGACCCGGTGCACCTTTGGTCACCTTCGCCAGCTTATGAACTAGCTCGGTACCGGCGCGGGAAACATCCTCCGAAAGACCGGCCGAGTTCAGGGCATACTCGATGTCGAGCACTTCCCGTTCGTCAGCCAGAGAGCGACGGCCGAAAGAGCGCGCATGCGACATCGATCGTCCGACGGCCATATCTCGATTTCCGGTTGTATTAATCACGGTCCGGAGATAATTGCCCTGCTCCTCGATCGCACCTGCAGAACCGATCAGTCTGGTCGCACCGTAAATGGCTGCGCCCAGGGCAATCCAGCGGGTGCGGCTTTCGCCCAGCTGTTTATTCAAACTCTGTTGTCTATTCTTCAGCTGCAGCATCTGAGCATCAGACCGAACCATCACTGTCTGGAAAACTTTATTCTGTTTAATGGCACTGCCAACGCCACGAACATAATCCGTCACCGATTTGCGTGCCGTTCCCATGACGCGCTTATGCGACCCGGCCAAGGCCGCGCCGATCATAATATTAAGCTGCATAGTGTCAGACATCATTTTCCCTTCGGGAGGATTTCGTTTAGCGCTTCGAGTTCGTCGTAGAGTTCATCGAGCTGGAGGTCGTATATTTCCGCTCTCGACCAGCCGGTATGCGATGCCAGGATTAGGCAGGCTTTTCTGAGGTCTTTGGCGGAGGGACTAAAAAACTTTGATAGGCCTCCATCAACTGGTTGTAGTCGATGTCGTAGAGTTCCTCGACTACCTTTACCGGCACCTCACACAGATTAGCGAAGAGCTGAGGCTCGGCCTCTTCGGGCGAACCCACAGGCACAGTTTTTTGCGCGGCAAGTCGGTCTCGGGCTTTGCCCGGACGCATGGTTACTTCGGAAAAGGTTTCGCCGTCAACTTCAACGGGATAGTGGAATATAATTTTCTTTGGTTTCATTTTATGCCTCTCACAATGACCGCTGATTTAAATAACGCGGCGAGGTCAGGGCGGTCACCCAATCCCGCCGCGCTGGATTGTATTAACCAACCAGGGAAGGTTAGAGATTTACCTGAGCATCAACTTCAAGGAGCGGAAGACCGGCCAAGCCTATGGCTTCGCGCTGCTTCTTGAGCTGATCCACGCCAGCGATCTTGCGGACCATATTTTCCACATCGATCTCATAGATAATTTCACCGTTGATTTTTAATTTATAATAATTGGCCGTGAGCTTCCCTTTCAGTTCCGCGTTATCCCCGGCTTTCCAGGATCCGGGATCCTGTTCGCTCAGGCGACCACGCAGCTGAATCACAATCGTCTGGGAATTACCGCGCTCATCTTCGGCATAGCCCCGGATGGTCATGGCCGTGGAATTACCCAGGGTAAGACCAAAGCGCTTCAGCACACCGATATGATATTCGGCCAGCGTGAAAGTGGACTCGAGCTTTTCAAGGCCCATATCGTATTCCGTCGGCACATCCTGCCCCCCGGCACGATGCTCCTCGAGCTTGGCCGTAATCTTCGGCGGCTCAATCTCGGTGATCTTTCCGGCTTGGCCGTAGCCGTCGATGAAGCAGTTAAAGTTTTTAAGTTTCTGCGGTTGTGGCATTTTAAACCTCCTTTAAAGGTCGTTTAAACGTCGCTTAAAACAGCGCGTCTTCAATGAAATCATTCACCAAATGGCTGCGGAAGATGATCTTGTTCGCGGTTGCTACCGGCGTAAATTCGAAGTCAAAATAGACATCGCCTGCGGCAATACCTTCCGGCGTGTTCAGTTCCGGATCCAGCCAGCAGCTGCCGCCGTAGATCGCGCCGAGCGCCGTCAGCCGGCGAAGGTAGTCTTCAACACCGTCAATCACCGTTTCCACATACGTCGCGGTAATATTGCGGTCGACGGCCCATTTGTGATTAGACACGATCGATTCATTAATGGCATCATTAATCCTGACCACGGTGAGGAACTTCCATTTCGGGTCGATCGTCTCGCAAGTAAAGTTACCCCAGAGCCGGTAACCGCCGTCGCGGATGATGGCGGCGGCATGGAATCCGTTCAGCACATCCGCCTCGCAGGCCGCATCGCCGTGAGCGAAGTCGATCGGCCGGGCAGTACCGGTGATGCCTGGAATGATTTCGTTCGACGGACTTTTCCAGAAGCCGACATTCGAATCGGTTTTGGAAATCAGCGCCGCCACAAACGGGGAGGCCGGCTGAATTACGCCCTGGTATTCCACAAATGGATCCACGAGGTAGGCCCGCTTGCTTCCAATCGTCTGAACCGCATGGTTGGCATCGGCGGTATCCGTGTCTGGACCATCGATCACAGCGCAGGCGCGCATCCGGTCGGCAACCGCACAGAGCGCGGCCGCTGCTGGAGCACCGTCAATTTCGCCGGCTCCACCGCCGTACTGATATCCATCGGCATTCGGGGCAATCAGGATTTTCGGGGTAACACCCAGAACCGCCTGGGCATTCAGCAGCGCATAAATTCCGGTACGGGCAACCGCATCGCCAACCAGGACCTGCGCCAGGTTACCCAGTCCCGGATCCTCAATACGGACCACAACCACAATCGGTTCGCAAACCGCATGGATGGCCGAAAGGCTTTCGCCGATCGTTCCGGTGTCTGGATCCTGAACTTGAGCATCCACCAACGCAGCGGCAGCACGTTGGCCAATCACCAGCGTTGGTGTATTCAAAGGAAGTGCTTCCGCATCAGCATCGGGCATAGTGCCGACCAGGCCGATCACGCTGGTGCGGACCGTTTCAATGGTGCGGATGCCGTCATCCACTTCCGCGAGTTCGAGACCGTGAATTAAATCACTCATAATTATTTACCTCCTTTAGGTGCGGCTTTTTTCTTCGGCTGCACTTTGGGAACAATCTTCCCTTGGCGAACGAGGTTTCTGGCCTCGTTATCTGACAGGTTGATCGGAGCGCCAATCCCTCGGCGCTTTCCGCCCAACCAGAATTCCTTGATTACTTCATATGTTTTCATTGTGGGTTGGTTCCTCCGTTAAAAACTGGTGCCTGGTGAAACAAGCGGTGTTCCGTTCACGGTTACTGCACCGGCAAGAACAATGGCCGGGGCGGTGATGTTTACTGCGGTGGTTGAAATCAGGTTTACGGCCGGCGCGGAGATTTCTGCAGCAACGGCGGCGGAAGCCTTGAGCGTTCCAGTACTGACCGCGCGCAGCTCTTTTGTTTCGCGGTCGTAGGAAATCGATGTTCCATCTTCGAACACCATGTTGAACTCGCCGATGCTGTCTGCATCGATGCTCCCGATGATGAAGCCCTGGGCGGGATCACCTTCAGCGCAGACCACCAGCACAACCTCGCCGACGTTCATCGGTGCGCGTTGTTTAAGAGCGCCCTGACGGCCGTGCAGCACTGGAAGCCAGTCGGTCAGCAGTTCGCCAGCCTCAATGCGGCACCCCTTGGCCTCATCGATCTCGGCCACCTTGCCGACCAGGAGGGTGTTCGAGAGCTTGCGCTCCAGCTCGCTTAAACGGCGCGCGGCATTCATCAGAGATCCTCCTGCAGCTCGCCGCCAATATAAAGAGTTGATGGTACAGCTGCATCGGAATCAAAAACGCTCTTATCCCCGGTCACGGCCTGGCTCCAGGACACCGCCCAAAGCGCCACCCCTTTTCCGCGAGCCTTGCCGGAATACAAATTCTGCGCGGCGATATTTTCAGGAACGGACACATCGAGCAGCCCAAAGCGATTATTCGGGAGCCATTTTGCCATGATTTCGGCCATATTTTTTCCGGCCGTATCGCGGTCCAGGCCTCTTGCATCCGTGGTGACGATGAAGGCCGTATACAGGCCGTTCAGTCGGACGCGCTCATCTTCCTGCTCTTTGGCGCTTTTAATTCCAAGGAACGATATAAAAATTGAAGGGGCTGTCGCGGACACACTCTCCAGCTCATCAAGATTGAAACGACCGCCATAAGCCTGAACAGAAGATTTACTTCCCCGCTTCAGCTTCGGGAATAGCTCTTCGGTTTTTTCAACCTGTGCTTTTTGGAGTTCGTCAATCGTCATGACCGAGGTTCTATCCCATTTTTAGAGACCTGATTAGGGGGCCGACTGTCACCCGTACAGCAGATTGCTGATAAAATCGTTCACAAACTCTTCAATCTCGTCCCGATTGCCTGGGGAGATTCCCAGGTACGGCCGGGCCGGCACTCCGGATCCGCGGCCGCTCGTTTTGTCGGAGCCGAACTGATGATGCCCGGCATAAATCAAATGACTACCCACCTCGACCGTCTGGCCGGCCACCTGGTGGTTGATTGAATTAAGCAGTGTGTTGTCGCCCTGCAGGAGAGAATGTCCACCATGCCGGGTTTCTGCATACTTTGGAGACCATTCTTCCCACGGCTCACCAGTTGGGCTTTCTTTTTCATCGGCGATACGGGTTTGAGTCTGACTGACCACCAGCGCACCAATGCCCTCCATTAAATCATCAAAGTTCGGCTGGGTGAGCTCCGCAAAAAGACGCTCGATGTCTTCATCGCCATGAACGGTAATCTGGAGACCAATACTCATAATTAAGATTGTGCGACGCCGACCGAGTAAAGAGGTGAGAGAAACCCCGGCCCGCGCCGCACAAAACGATCAAATTTAATCCTCGCCCATAATGCTATTATGGAGCCTCCGGCGAATCGTATGCCGGATAGTCTCCGACGTGTATGGTAATGGTGTCGCCCGCGCCGCTGACCTCGAAGGTATTCGTTGC